TCTTTCTTCTAAGCCCAGTCCGTGTGCTGCGATGTCTCCGTCGGTGCGTAAGAATTTTGGGTTATATCCACGGATAAATTTCAACTCTCTTGTTGCCGCGGCTGTTTCGTCTGCAGTGCCGTTTCCGTCGGCATAAAATTCTAAGCATTTGAAAATATCTCCGTGACGTCTTTCGTGCGAAAATGTTTCATTTATGATTTCACCGTGGTGCACTTTTCGGCCGTCATACTCAGTTGAAGATAAATAACCAGATCCCCAATAAAAACTAAATTTAACAAGATTCCCTTCGCTATAACTCTCGTCAGATACTTCTCGAAACTGGAAAAGTTTGGATACGTTAGTAACGTATTCTCCGCCTTCAGCTAAGGTTTGGTCTGTAATTGTAACCTGCTGAGGGTTTTCGTCAGAGTGCCCTGTGTCTCCAAGAGGCAGATAGTAAGTTTTGCCGTCTGCTTCGTAGCTAACTTCAAATCTTTGCATAAATGGAGAACTGTTTGTGCTTCCGTCCCTAAAAGGTTGAAACAAAAATTCCATCTGAGATCTGGAAGAATCAACTGTAACTGTATGCTCGTTGATAAAAGAATGGCCGTCTCCGCCCGCGGTAAGCGTAGCGAAATCGCCGCGTTGCTCTGGATAGGAAACTGTCGTAGGGTTCCTGTTATGGAATGAAAAGAACCCCTCTTTAACGTCGAAAAAGTTTAGCCTAGTAGAGTAAGACTCTTTTTTCGTTTCTTGTGTTTCTTCCACTTCCGTGGTGGTTATAGTTTCTTCGCAGTCGGGCGGCGTTATCTGTGTTGGTTCGAGGTAGCCAGCGGGGGTTAAAATATCCAGTTTATATTCTTTATCAGCGGTGAAATCAATAGCTTTATCGATTATAATAGAGTTTCCTGTTACGTAATAATCGTTGGTTTCCGGGTGGATGCTGGAAGGCGGCGGGTTTATGTAAGAGGGAATAGCTCCAGCCGGTATGATTCCAGAGCCAAGCTTTTGAACCTGAAGAGTTCTCCCTGCCATTTTTTTATCATTTCTGAACTCGTCGTATACGCTAATTACATCGCCGGGTCTTATATACATTCCTTCTTGGCCTGCGGAAAATGATATTGATTCCGTTTCTAGTATTTCACTTTTCAGTATCCATTCCCCAAATCTTTTAGCTTGCGCTTCGCTCGTGCAGCCAATGGCAGAAGTCTCTATTTCTCTTATTCCGTATCTTTGGACGCCAGCTTGGTCTTCTGTGTAAGAAATCGTAGGTTTATATAAGTTATTTTTGTCAGAGTATCTTACTATTGCTACAGTGTGTCTGGCTTTTTTTGCAGAAGATGTATAAGTAAATAATCCGTCTATTGCGTTAGAAGTATTAAAATGATAGATTGGGTCCTTAGGCCTATCTTGAGAGACGTATATATTTCCAAAAGCATAATAGGCAATGGCTCTAAACGCGGAAGCTAAGTCATTGACGACTTTATAGGCCTCTTCTCTTGATGTAATAATGTGATTTAAGGTGAACCTAGGCTCTAATCCTCCTTTTCCGTCAGAGACCAAGACATCACAATATTTAGCTATGTCGTATAGCGTCCACTTGTCAACGAATCTAGAATCTATATAGTCACCCAGTCCGTATCTACTATTAGTAAGAAGGTCATAAAAGCACCAAGCTGGGTTATTTGTCCATTCTTTTTTAGCTTGGAAGCATCCATCCCAAAAGCCCAAAGATTCATCATAGTTTCTTAATAAGGGGTTGTAGTTATTGGGGACTTTTACTTTTAACAGTTTGGCATCATAGTGTCTCGATGGTATTCTCGAAAAGAATTCGGCGCTATACTTCGAGTAAACCATTGCACAGTAAGGATATCTAAGCTTAGAATCGTAGACCTCAATGATTGAGTCTACGTAGCTATCATTTTTTAAAAAAGTATGAAACGAGTCTGGGGTAAGTCTTACTATTTTAATTTCCCATCCCAGAAAATAGTCTTTGCGAGCACCGTCTCTCTCTGTGCTTTTAAAGGTTATTTCTACGCTTCTTACATAAGGCTCTTCTATCCTGCCGAAGATTTCTTCTTCTACGGCTGGTTTTTTGGGCCAAGGGACAAAAAGATCTTCGTCAAAATTGTCTGTGCGAGAACCCCCTTGTCTTCCTTTAAGGTTTTTTGTGTCGAAAATCGGACGGGTGTAAATTTGGTATTTAATTTTGCGCGCGCGCATGTCGCCACCGCCATATGGCTGCTGCCTGCCGTCCTTCATAGTGTCTTCTGGTTGCGCGAAAAACCCTTTATGATCCTCGTCTCCTCTAGCTTCTTTAATATTGTCTTTTTGGTCGTCTTGTATGTTTTCTAAAAGCTTTGTAACTTTTATATTCACTCTTACAGCCACGCACTCTTTGTTCGATACGGTGTATATTTTTGCGTTTCTGTCGATATCTCCTAGGATAATGGGAGAGTTTGCGGTGGATTCAGTGGATCCGGGAGTGCTGCCGCTGCTGCTGTCGTCGTCAGGGAGAAGCAACGACCCTGCCCCTACGAGAGCCGGTTTATCAGCAACCTCAGCTCCTAGTAAACCGAAGGCGGCGCCGTACCAGCTTGAACTTCCGCCACCTCCGCCGCCTTGTCCTTTGCTGTAGTAACCGGGCGTTTTCCCTTCTCCGAGCTCTATGCTTGGGCCGAATAGTCTTTCTCCAATGTTTCTGAATAGAGTGAGCTCAAATCCGTCTTCACCTTTTAGGTTTTTGTCGTTAGGTAGGTTAGGATTCAACGCGGGAAGTTTTCCTTGAGGTGTTCCTTCTGTCCACTCTAGGTTTACTTCTTGAAAGTTATAAAATCCGTTTTTATCCACTACTGGGGTTTCATTCCAGTAAACAGATCTTAAATACCCTAGTTCTTTGCTACATGATCCGTCTTTATCTAAGGCGACGTAGGGTTTAAATGTATAGGTTTGATATCCGGTTTCCCCAATGTTTCCAGCAAAATGATATTCGCCGCTCACCAGTCCCTCTATTTCTCCTTCTGACAACAAGTCGCTAACGTCCAGATTAGATAGAGAAGTATAAAGGTTGTCTCCACCTTCTACGCGAGACACCCCTGCTTCGTCAAAAATAGGTTGTCTTGCTTCTGCTTGATCCTTGCTCATCGTCTAGTTTTTGTTTCGTTTACGGATCATGAGGTTTATTAGGCATTATGGGAATTCTTTTAACTACTGTATAGTCGTCTCCGTCAGAAGTTATAATAGTAGTTACTTCTGTATTTACGTTTTTATGAGGAGCGCATTTGTCTGCTTCGGCAGATTGTTCGTTGTGTTCAGCGGCTCTTTTTCTCATCATGTTTTGAACTGTTCCCTCTCCTTTATTTCTGACATTGTCGCGATAGTCCAAGCCATAGTATTCTTTTCCCCAGTGAGCTCTATTGGTAAGCTTGCTTGTATTTTTCTTCTTCCCGGACTCAACGTCAAAGGTGTCTATGCTTGACTGAATAACCTGACTACCGACCATTAATCTTCCGTACCCAATAAAAACTGGGCCGCCCTCTCTTACCGTATTTACCGGCCCAGCAAAGAGATAAGACGCGCGACCTCCGCCTTCTATTTCTCGAAAATCTCCAAATTCGGGCATGGGGGTAAGCAGGTTAGCGACACCCGCCGCTACTAAGCCTAAACCTCCAGCAATGAGAGCCATTCCCATACTGGTTGTAGCTCCGTAGGTAAAAACCCCCAAGACTATTAATACGATCCCGACAATTATAGCAAATACATCTTTAAAATCGGCGCCCTCAACCACTGGTACAATGTCAATGCTTTCTAAATTTTTAAACTCTCTAATAAGCTCGGAAGATTGCATTCCTTCTTTTGTGTTTATATCTTTTTCTTTGTCGTACAAAAAATCTTTTTCGTTTATCAGGACTCTATATTTTATGTTCTGCTTGTCGTTTTTGATTAAGCTTTTGTAAAGTTTTTTACTTTGACTTTCTATGGCTCTCATGGCTTCTCCCACTGAAGAAACTGCCATTTTCCAAGATTCCCTGCCTACCTGTTTGCCGAGAGCTCCGTGAAGTTTTATGTTTACTAAGCTGCTGTTCATTTTGAATACCTATATACGTCTATTAGTTTGGATTTATAGAACTTACCAAAGTCTTCGACTGTTGGGTGTCTGTTAACTGGGTGATGGTAGATTTGGTTATCTCCTACTAAAACGGCCCAGTGGTCGTAGAGGGGCGCAAATCTTGACTTAAATATAGAAAAGCACAACACGTCTCCTTCTTGCATGCTGTTTTTGTTTATTTTTTTAAACTTATTGTTAACGTTTAGCACGTCTTCTATTAAGTTAGGAAATTTCTCAGGCCAATGAGGGTCCCTTGAGTTATATTTTCCTACAGTGAGTATGTCGTTTTTTATTTTTACTCCTTTTTCTTCTAGATAATCTACAACTAACATTATACAGTCTGCTACGCCCCACTTAAACTTTTTAGACAGGTTGCTTACTCCGTTTTTTTTATGTTCGTAAAGATGAAACGAATCGTTTTTTATGTTATATAAAACATAGTCTACTTGGTGTTTTTTGCTGTTTTCTTTGTCTCCTGCGCTGAACTCTTCGTTGTTCGAAGTATGAGAGTGGTAGACGGCTTTTATTTCGCCTCGTAAGGACGCCTTAAGATAATCTTTTGGGTTTAACGAAAAAAAGGTTTGCTTGTTTTCGGCAGAATTCCTGCACTCAAAGGCTTCAAGGTTAAATTTTTCTTTTGTTTGCACTATCAAACCGCAGCATTCTTCACTTTGGTTTTTTAAAGCGTGTTTTTTGATTTTTTCTTTTGTTTCTTCTGAAATAATCATCGTGTTAGCGTTTGGTCTAGTCTGGTAGCGTTTGGAAAGCCTCCGTATTGGAGTTCTCCTTTTGTAAAGTCTTTTGTTTCTCCTATTTCAACTGCTCCTTTTGCTCCCCATCTTTTTCTGCATCCGTGCAAGGTTTTTGAACACATATCTGAGATCCAGAAGTCTGGGTTTGGGGGGGCATATTTAGAGGCACCGTTTTCTGACATGGGAATATTGCCTCTAGCGACAAAGTAATAGTTGATTTTATTTTTTGTCATTTTAACGTATTCTCCTACTTTGTATTCTTTATTTGTCCATTTTCCCATAGGTTTCAGTTCGGTTAGCCCCAGAATACTTTTTATGTTTTCGTCTCTTATTGTGGCAACGGGGGGAGCCTTTTCAGGGAGGGCTAACTGGCTGTCTCTTATGTCGCATTTAGCCAAGAGGGGGCTCATTGTGCCGGGTCCGGCAACCGTGGTAGGGGGGTCACAATCCGCGCACCCGTTGGGTTTACTTGGATCGAAAACATTTTGTTGTTTCTCTTCGTAAAAACATCCGCATCCTCTGTAGGTAAAACCGCATTTTTGAGAAAGGACAACCCTTCTCGGAAGTTTAATTCCTTCGACGTCTATTAACGCGCTTAATTCGTATTCTAGGTTTACTTTGTTTTCACTAGATTTTCTTTCTACATAAAAAACATCTCTTGGGAATTCTGCGTAGGGGTCTGGCTCGTATTCATCGGGGAAGGGGGAAGGGTAGGCTCCTTGCGTCGAGTCAACTTGGCTTATGTCGGAGAAGTTTTTAGCGTCTAAATACTTTGCAAAAGTTCTTATTCTTGTTACTTTTGCGCCTATTATATCTCCGTATTTATGAACAGTTCTTCTTAAGATACTCAAGGCTTCTATTTCTTCTTCTTTCTGCGCAGTTATCCTTAAGACAGGAGTCGGAAGCGTTCCTCTTGAGCTTATATCAAATCCTTCGGCTTGGATTGGTGCTGGGAAATAAGTTTTTCCTTGCCAATATATATAGGAGTCGATAACTTTTATATTATTATGAAACCTTAAGATGTTGGCGTTATCTGTCTCGTCATCGGGATCCCCAAAAGCTATGCCTATATCTTCTCCGTCATCGACTAAAGAAGAGCCTATGCTTTTAACCACAGAGGTTAAGTCGAACTCAAAAAGGTGTATTAAAGAAGAGGGGGAGAGGTTAGTAACTTCGTACATCAATGACTTGATGGATTTCCTAGCCTGACCTTTGTCCATTATATGATAATCTTTTGCCATTATCTGTTTACCTGAATGAATTCAGCTGATATTGTATAGTTATTATAGAAGACAAATTCACTATTCCAACTTTTACATACAAAAAGTTTCTTATATCCAGCGTCGTTGTGGGGCTCAGGAAGATCCTCGAAGATAAAAGACTCTACTGATTTTCTGGCTTTTAAGAAATGGTTTATAGCTTTTGATTCTTTTATGTCTCTATGCTCGAATCTAAGAGAAAGCTTTATAAGGTCGTTAAAAATTCCGTCTTGAAACCTTTGCTCATATCCGTTGCCGAAGACTATGTTTACCGTTCTAGGGCTATGTTCTACGGTCGTGTTATAAGAGGGGTTCCAAATAAATTTTGGTTTATTTTTTCCGTTCGAAGCAATGGTAACCCCACCCCAAAGAGGGGAGTCTGAAGAAGGGGTGTTCGCTAGGTTGTTATTTGATGTACTATAGTAGTATTTTACGCTTTTAGGGACATTCGAGGGGGTAAAGCGTTCAAATTTGGCTACGATATCGTCTTTAGAGTAAGTAACGCTATCGCTATGCTCCGTAATATTATAAATACTGTTTTCGTCAGCCATTTTTCCTTAAACCTCT